TTTTGATATAAACTATGATGGTGCTACTAACTATGTTGATGTAGACGGAGATAGTAATACAGTAAACTTTACAGGAAGCGGATATGCAGGCGGATATTTTTATCTTGACCAAACAGGCAACAGTAGAACTTTTAACATTAAGCAATTAAGTACCCAAGATAATGACTGGCTTAAAATTATATCTAATGGTAATAATGGCACTGTTTGCGTCATCCAAAACGACCAAGGTACAAGCACAAGCTGTTGATGTAGGAAACATATCTGAATTAACAGGTTATGCTAGTGTTTTTAGGGAAAAACCTTATAATGCCGAGCTGGAATTTGACATCCAACAGAACGATGAAGCTATAACTACCAATGGTCGTATGGCTATTACATTCTTAGATGATTCAAAAGTTAAATTAACCGAACACTCGCAGCTGACTATTGATGAATATATTTTTGACCCCAATCCCAGTAAATCTAAAATGGCTATTACCTTTGGTCTTGGTACGGCTAGATTTATTACTGGTAATCTAAATAAGATAGATAAAAACAATATAGATCTTAAAACACCTACAGCTAACATAGCAATACGAGGTACAGATTTTACAGTAACAGTAGACGAAACTGGCAGGTCCTTGCTGATACTTTTACCAGATGAGTTCGGTGTATCTAGTGGCGAGATACTAGTAACCACAGCCATGGGTACTGTAACCCTTAGTAAGCCTTACGAGGCTACAACAGTAGATGTTTTTGAAAAACCACCAAGCTCGCCAGTAATCTTAGATTTATCACTAGAACTTATAGACAATATGCTTATTGTTAATCCACCCAAGCAAGAGGCGGTCATAGAAGAAACAGTACAAACCAAAAAGAAAAACATACTTGACTTTGATGGTCTTGACGAGGACTTCTTAGAAGAGGATTTCCTAGACGCAAAAAAAGAACTAGAGTTTACAGAGTTAGATATAAACTATCTTGATGTGAACTTCCTAGAAGATTTACTAGATGTCATAGACGCGCTACAAGAAATACAACAAGAAGATCAGTTAGCACAAGATGCTACATCTACTAATATAGTTGGTACACAGCTAGGTCAAGACTTATCCACACAAATAACATCCTTCATAACAGGAGAGGTATTAACACTTATGCGTAGCGTTAGTGATACCGCTAGAATAGATATAGACTCTGCTGGTAGTTATACTGTTATCTTTATACAAGATGGTGCATCCAACATTATTAAAATAAATGGCGGGACTGGTAGTACTATCAAAATCACTCAAAGTAATTAATGAAGCGACTACTATTCACGATACTTATAATACTAGTGTTGCCTTTGTTATATCAGTCAACGCCAACAGAAGTATTAAAGTTAAAGGTGTTTGACTATCTTGTGCCAAAGCAAGATCCTTCTGGTTACTTTACTATCCTTAATATAACTGAAGAAGATATAGACAGAGAAGGAGGTTGGCCTATACCAAGGCAAAGGCTAGGAGAAATACACAAAGAAATTATGGATGCTGGTGCTATGGGTGTGGGTTGGGTAGTTAGCTTTCCGCATCCAGACAGATTCGGTGGTGATAATTTTTTTGCAGACTCCTTCAAACATGGTACATCTATTTTGGCTTCATTTGAATACCCAAATCAAATATACCCAAAAACAGTTGGTACTGTGATCAAAGGTCCTGATGTTGGTGGTATGCTTTCCAAGGGTGTAGTACAGAATACTTACAACCTTAGAACTAACTATATACAAGAAGGTATATCTGCTGCACCCACCGATCTTGACAATCTTGTCAGAAGAATACCATTGCTACTCAAAACACCAGATGGATATGTAAGTTCTTTTGGTACAGAGGTATTAAAAACCTTGGTAGGTGCAAAAACTTACATCATCACAACCAATAACATTGGTATACAAGAAATTAGTGTTAGAGGATTGCCTCCAATCAAAACAGATAGCCTTGGTCGTAAATGGATTAGTTGGGTAGATACCCCACAAACTAATTTACAAGAAATGAATGTTGCAGGTAAGTTTGTATTTCTTGGAATTACAGCACCAGGAATCATGCCACAAATCGCAACTCCATCTGGATTATTAGAGCCACATAAAATTCAAGCAGCATTATCCGAGTCAATTCTTATAGAAAACTCTCCAAGGATTCCAGAATGGTCTTTGGCTGCCGAAATTGTGATTTTTGGAATTTTTGTGTCGTTGACATGGCTTGTAATCCATTATCTCAATATAGTTAAGGGCGTAAGCTTAGTTATAATTTTGCTCTTCACCACGAGCTTCTTAGAAGCTTATAGCGTTCACAGAGGTGTTTTATTGGATTTTACATGGACTTTTATATGTCAGGTCCTAGTTTCTACGATTGCCTTCTATTTAAGCTACAAAAAACAATATAAATTGCGTCAACAAATCAAAAAACAGTTTGAGCATTATCTTGACCCAAGACAAGTTAAAGAATTACAGGATAATCCAGACTTACTAAAACTTGGTGGAGAAAAAAGATACTGCACATTCTTATTTACAGATGTTCGTGGTTTTACATCTTTATCAGAAACTTTAGAACCAGAAGAAGTTACAGAGATTATGAATAAGGCTTTGACAGTCCAGGTCAATGCTGTACAAAAATTAGGCGGTATGACAGACAAGTTTATTGGCGATGCTGGTATGTTTATATTTAACGCTCCATTAGATTTAGAAGATCACGAAAAGAAAGCCGTGCAAGCTGCAATAGATATACGCAAAGGAATGATAGAGGCTGACTTAGGCATAGAGTTAGGAATAGGCGTAAATACTGGTTATGCGGTTATAGGAAACATGGGGTCTGATACAAGGTTTGACTACTCTGCCATAGGGGATGCGGTCAATACAGCAGCGCGTTTAGAGTCAGCAACTAAGGAAGCAGGAGTTGACATACTTATTGGCGAAGCTACAATTAAGAAAATACAAAATGGTGTTTTTCATAAAAAAATATATGTTAAAGGAAAAAAGAAGCCATTGAAGGTATATACAACAAAAGAGGAACTATAATGCCAAAAGGAAAAGGAACATACGGATCTGAAGTAGGTAGACCGCCAAAGAAAAAAGCTAAGAAAAATAAAAAATGATTGATAAATTAATAGGTCCAGTAAGCGACATAGTTAATAAGTTAATACCCGACAAGGATTTACAAGCTAAGCTAAACCATGAACTCAAAACTGAATTACATAAAGCGAATATGGCACAAGTGGAAATTAATAAGATTGAAGCTGGTCATAAGTCTTTATTCGTGGCTGGCTGGAGGCCCTTCGTTGGTTGGACTTGCGGCATTGCTCTTCTTTATCATTTTTTATTACAGCCTATCATTGTCTTTGGACTCTCCGCAGCTGGAGTCTCTTTTGTATTACCATCCTTTGACATGGGATCACTAATGACTGTGCTAATGGGTATGTTAGGACTTGGCGGATTAAGAACTTTTGAGAAAACTAAAGGAGTTGCAAAATGAGTTGGGATAATTTCACATTAGAAGAGTTTGCTTGTAAGCATTGTGGAGAAAACAAAATAGAACATGAGCTTATAGATGAACTACAAAAGCTTAGAACTGATTGTGGTTTCCCTTTTAAGATTACAAGTGGTTACAGGTGTGGCGATCACCCTGTAGAAGTAAAGAAGTCTAAACCAGGCACACACGCACTTGGATTGGCGGCAGACATAGGTGTAAGAGGCAAGCAAGCTTTAGAGATATTATCTAAGGCTAGAAATTATGGTTTTACTGGTGTTGGAGTCAATCAAAAAGGTGGTGCTAGGTTTATACATTTAGACATATCTAAAGACTCTGAAGGTAGACCAAGACCACATATCTGGAGTTACTAATGGGACTAGATGGTATGATGTTTTGGAATATAGTAATGACATTAATATTCGCGCCAATCATACACAGCATAAGAAACAACGCGACAGAGCTAAAACGAATTGATATACTACTTAATAAGACCCGCGAAGAAGTTGCAAAAGATTATGTAACTAAAAACGAACTTACTATAAGTATAGACAGGGTTATAGATCGTTTAGATAAACTAGACGAAAAAATGGACAAATTAATAACAGGTTAAAATGGCAATAACATACGACCCAGAAGAATATATAGCAGCACTAGGCGATTTAACTCCTTTAATAAATGATAGTATGGGTGGCATTCAGGGAGTTGATATTTTAAACCAATATGCTAATCAAGGTGGTGGTAGCTACAATATTCCTAATGGTGGATTTGTTAGACCTGTGGCAACAACAGACCCAACTTACAGTAGTGGTTATGACTATGCTCGTTCTATAGCTGGTGGTATGCCAATGTCACAAGTTATTGCACCAGGCGTAAGTTATTCTCCAGAACAACCAAGTGGTTATACACAAGCAGATCTAAATATAGCTGCTGGCATAACTCCACCTCCACCTCCTCCTGCACCTGTATATCAAGAACCTGATGATCCGAGCTTTTTTAGAACTGGTATCGGTGGCGTAACAATACCTGGTGGCAGAAGAGACAAGATGCCTCCTCTAAGAAATATCTTTGGTAATAATACTGCTGTTACTGGATATAAAGCTCCAACAGAACAAACACCTCCAGTACAATTACCACCACAAGAACTTAATATAGAGCAAGTTTTGCAAGATATGGCTGATTCAGGAACAGACTTTACTAACTTGTTTGGTTTGCCACAAGCACCAGACTTATCACAATTTGTAACTAAGGATGACTTACCTACTGGTAGAGATTTTTCTATAGAAAATTTAAATCTTCCTGACTTCAACGAGTTTGCATTAAGAAAAGATTTGCCTGCTTATCAAGAACCTGATTTATCAGGTTTTGCGAGAATAGAGGATTTGCCCACATTCAATCCTGATGAACTTAAAAAAGACATAATGATGTCTTTACCTGAACAACAAACGCAAGACTTGTCTGGTTTTATGACTCAAGATGATATTAATAAAGCTATAGCTGGTATAGATATGCCTACTTATCAAGCTCCTGACTTATCTGCGTATGACACAAGACTAGCTGATTTAGAACAAAATTTAGCAACATTACAACAACCAACAGGCGGTAGGTTTTCTATAAATCAACCACAGGTAAGAGGATTATTCTAAATGTCAGTAACACACGAAGAAGTTGTTAAGGCTGCGCAAGCCGAGCAAATATTAACATCTGATGTTTTTAAAGAAGCAGTAGAAAATCTTAAGCAAGAATATATAACACATTGGTTAAACTCAAGAGAGATAGCTGATGTTAATGCTAGAGAAGATATCCACAGGTCATTATTACTATTACCAGAAGTCGAAAGGCATCTTCGTATCATTGCCGAGAAAGGCAAACTAACACAAGCCAATATTAACAAAATTAGAAATATTGGTTAAACCTTCCCTTTTTACACATTATTAAGCTAAAATACTCTTAAATACATAAGGAGTATTTATTATGGCAATAACGGATAAACCGACTGCTTTACAAACTGATAAGGAAATTACTGCCTCGATGTTTGAAAGTTTTTTAACCCCTGAAGAGGA